AAGCTTGTAATTGTGGTTGAACAGCCATTGACAAACGATCAGTGCCTGAGAAAGTTTCTCCTTCAACATAACGACCAAGAATATATAAGTCGTTTTGTTTATTATAATGAGCACTGACTAATTTATCCTTGTAGTCGGTAAACTCTTTATTCATCATAAACTTTTTAAATAAAGAAGTTTTACCACACCCAGGATTACCACCAATGGCTGCGATTACTCTCATCTTAAAAGAAGTTTTCGAGCGATGATTTTGCTGCTTCTGGATGATATTTGAAAAGAGTATCTTTACCTAATTTTGATGTTAGATAATCATACCACTCTTGTTCTTGCCACATTTTCTCAGATATACCATTCCATAGTTCTCTTTGTAATGGATGATCTTTATTCTTACGTCTACTGTCGACATAATTTTTTCTTGCTGTTTCATATTCCCAAGAGCCAAGTTCTAGCATCTTTTCTCTGAAATAGCATACAAAAGAAATACGTTCTGCTTCTGGATCATCAATAATCATTTCAGTATTTCCATGAATACCCTCATGATTATTAATTAATAATAAATCACCAGGACGTATATTTACAGCGACTCTATATTCTGGTAGCACTAGATAACCACCTCTATATTTACCATTATTTGATACTACTGTAAGATTACTAAATCCTTCATTTAAATCACCAGCATCTCTATGTGCTGCTGTTCTGAAAGTTTTATTTACAGTGACTGTAGTAAATACAGTTTTTGGAATAACAAACTTTTGATCTAGTTTATTACAAGCTTCCTTTTGTTTCGCAAAACGTTTAGGGAGTAATTCCTCAAACCCTTTAGAAAGGTTTTGTAAAAATGGAAAACCCATAGCAAACTTATCAGGTTTGTTAGAAGTAAACGATGTAGCTCTACCATATGGAATACGAGGATATCTATCAAAGAACCCAGCTATACCAGAGAATACTTGTGCCGCATATGTTGTGGTAGATGTTAATTTGTTTCTTACTCTTAAAGCTTCTTTAGATGCTTCTTCTGGTGATTGTTTTATAATATCACTTAACCACTCATCAAAAACAAATCCTTCATCATCAACTTTGCTTCTTAACCAAACAGTAGCACGAGAACCACCTGCTGATTTATCTCTTCCTTCCCAATTTTTGATTACATTTTCTACTTGTCTATTACCATCAAGTGTTTGTTCATCATTTATAAGTGCGTCAAGTATCTCTTCATGATATTTGGTCACCCAGTCACGACTACCTAATGTTTGTGTTCTAGGACCAGCTGCTATACCACGATTTTGTGTTGGAGTAAGAGCTGCTTCACGAAGACCACTATATGCTAAATCTTGTTGCTCTTTCGTAAACCAGTTCTTTCTAAACTTAAACAGAATGTTTTTCTCGCTGTTTATCCCATCAATAGATGGAGCATAGAAATCACAATCATATTCAACCAATGTGTCGTAATGAGTGTCGTTCACAAAAGTAGCAAGCAAGTGTTCACAATTTATTTTAACTGCTGCTGTTATCACTTTTGTCATTTTTTTTCCTTATTATTTTTATTCATCGAATTTAAACGATGATGTTGTTTCTGCCTTTATTCTTTCACCTATACTTCCTTTATCAAATACAGGTTTAGAATCTCCTGCGTCAGCTAGTGCCATATGTCTTTTCATATGTTCTGTTTCAAGATTATATACTTTCATCTTGTTCCTTTCAACACCAACGACAAATCTTTTATAATAATTAGGATCGTTATAACGATTTTTTAATTGTTTCACACTTGCTATTCCTTCTTTAATCATATCTTCTGTAGCAATAATCGCAAACATAAAGTCAGCTGTTGCTGGAAGACCAAACGACTCAGACGTATCTTCTAATCCTAAGTCAGAGGAAGTAAATCCTTGTCTTGTTGTTTGAGTAGCAGTCATTATAGGTAAATCGTATTGTACTGCGAGACCTCTTAGTTCTTCAGCTATACTTTTAATTACAGTATAGGAATTATTGTTTCCACCATATTTTAATCGAGCAGAAACACACAAATTTAAATAATCAATATAAATAACATCTGGTGTAAAATCCTTTTTTATTTTTAATTCATCAAGTAATGATTTAAAATGACCTACATGAGCCGATGCTGTAGGAAACTCTTTAATAACTAGTTTACCTTTAGTTTTCATTTTTACTCTATCAACACGTGTATTAAAATCAAACTTATCGATTATTTTTAATTCATCCATAGTAATATTCAATAAATTAGAGTCAATACGTTCTGCTATTTTCTCTTCAGACATCTCCAACGTTATATAGAGAACATTTAAATTATTCATTAAATTAGCTGAAGCAAAATGACATAAGAATAAAGATTTACCCACACCAGTACCTGCTAAGGCAACATTTAAAGTTTTATTACTTATTCCACCACGTGTAATAACATTAAATAAATCTATATCAAAAGGAATCTTTTCTTCTGTACGTTTATAAAAATCAAAACGTTCTTCAGTGTTTTCAAGATAGTCATGACCTACTGATTTATCAAAAGAAACTGCAAGTGCATCAGATAATAAAGAAGGAATAATATCTTTTCTTCTTACCTTGTCACGTCCATCTATAATCTTAATACTATCCATTATAGAATTATAAACAGCTTTGTCTTTACAAAATTTTTCAGTAGCATCTACTAGCCACTTTAAATTTATATCTTCTTTAACCTTTAATTCTTTAGTATAAGCTTGTGCTTGTGCGTAGTCAGCTTCAAATAAAGTTTTGTCATTACCAAGTTCAATATCAATAACCTCAACTGTAGCAGGTTTATTAAACTTAATAAAGAATTTTAATATTTGACTAGCTATCGCTCTTTCAATTTTATCTTGAAAGTACTCCTCACGTAAATGTGGTACAACCTTACGAGCATAATCCTCGTCATGAAGTAAATTTTTAAGTATTGTCTGTTCTATTCTCATTTTTATTTATGTAAGCTTTCATTTCTTCTTGTCCACCTCTAAACACAACAGTTTTATCTTTAATTTGTTCTTCTATACATACTACTAGAAAATCACCCAATAATTTTTCAAGATATTGTTTACTTTCTGGTATGTCTAAATTAAATGGATGTAATGATTTTTCAACATCTGCTTCATATTCATAAAATAATTTTACCTTATCATCTTCTAATTTTTGAAATGATACTTTACCAAAAGATGCAACTACATTTTCAAGAATACCACTTTTAAATTTAATTTTATTTGCTCCCCACTTACCCTTTTCTTCTAAGGTTTCATAAGGTGGAACATTTATTTTTCTAGACTTAAGATATTCATCTCTTGCTGCTTGATATAATTCTTCAGTTTGAAATGATTTTGGATCAAGAAACGGAAATAAATTTTCCTTTGTAGCTGATACTTCCGTTTTATTCGGATTTTGTTTTTGATTTTCTTCCACCATCTTTTTTATCTTCTATTGATTTATCAATTACTCTTTCTGATAGTTCGACAGTAGAACCATATTTAAATGCTTTAAGTGTATATTCATTTATTTTATCTAGTATTTCTTTTGTAAAATATTTTTCAGGATTTTCTTTAATAGCTTTACCAAATACTTTGGTTCCACCAACGTCAATCCTACCACCCTCATCTTTCCATATACCAGCATCAACTGCAACATCAATTAATCCATAGTATCTATCAAGACCTGTTTCATATGAAAGTTTAATTTCAGCTTTTAAAAATTCTCTTGTAAATCTAGATTTTTGTAATGTGGCTCTTATGATATTACCAACTACATTTTTATCAGAATCTTTATCTTTTGATTTATTTAAATATACGATTGTTGATGCAGCATATTTTAAACCAGAACCACCACCCATCTCTTTTGTTGGAACATAAGCACCAATTACATCATAAGTATGATTTGTGACAATCATTGGAATTTGTAATTTAGATAATCTTAATGCAAGTACTCTAAAAGCACCACGAATTAATTGTGCTCTTGTCATATCACGAGTATCATTACCCTCAATAATATCTTTTATTTCTTTTTCAGTTGAAAGATTACCAAGTGAATCTAATACAATTAGAATAGGATGTCTTGCTTCAAGTGGCACTTTATCAACGTTATCACAAATTTTTGTAGCTTGATTCCTAAATTCTTGTACTGTTGATACAGGTATTAGTACAAATCTCTTAGGATCTATTCCTCTTTCAGCCAACATATCCTTAGTAATAGCACCCTCTGTTTCAAAGTATATAATGCCTGCTTGTGGTTCTACTTTTTGAAATGTTTTACAAATACCTAATGCAAAAAACGTTTTCCCAGTAGATGGTTCACCTGCTAATGCGGTTATTTTATTTGCTGGCAACCCATCATAAATGTTACCAGACAATAAAGCATTAAATATATAACACCCAGTATCTATAAATGATGTAGAGTCACCTACTAAATTTCCATCTGCCATACCAGCATATTCATTATTAATGTCTTTTATTACGTTTTTTAAAAAATCAGTCATTTGTATATTTCTCCCTTTTATTAATTGTGTCTTCTAATTCCATAATATCTTCTTCTATTTTTTTAATATTGTAATTGTTTTTTAGAAAGTTTGTTGACTCGAACTCATGTTCGGATTTAAGATTTTTTAATTCGTTTTTTAATTCTTGTAATGTTTTCATAATATATTTTATGGGGTATAGATTATATTATACCCCATTTTTAATTGCAAGTAAAGATGGGATTATAGAGATCTTACTTTATATTCAATCACTATAAAAGATCTGAATCTACCTTGATCCAAAAATTGTTTATCATAAACAATTTTGTATTTTGACAAGGATTGTTCAAATGTTTGGTTTTTTTCTGTTGACTGGTACTGACGATTTACTCCGTCCTTTGTAGTCTCAGTCGTAGCTAATGTTTCTTGCTTTGTTAAGCTGTTAGATAATACATCGGCTACAGAAATTTTAGCATTTAATATTGCTTTTGATTTTGATAACTCCATATCTGAAGATATACCAGAACCACAGCCATATAATACTGTATCTGTAGATTTAAATTCATTACATACTAAGGATGCAACTTTAATTAAATCTTCGTTTCCATCAACTGATGCTTTACCATCTAATTTTGATAAATTACCAGCACATGCTCCTAAGAACAATAACGAACCAACTAATAATATTTTTTTCATCGTTTCCTCCTTTCTATCTAGTAGATGAACCAGCAGCAACTCTTTGTAATAAAAGAGAAGATGTTAGTACTATCAATGTTTCACCAAGAGGTGATGTAATAAAATCTTTTATAAAAGAAGTGTCACTCTCTCCTGTTTTTACTTCTTCGTGGCATCGCTTTATTTCATCTCTGCCAATAACTACACCATCTTTGGTTCTTTCTTGACTTTCATAGATGCAAGAATTTCTCGGACCAGATTGTCGATTGATTCTATCAGCATCGTATCCATAAGCATTGCCATTTATATATGCTGTGACAAATGCATCTGAATTGAAAGTTCTTACTATCGATTGTGCGTTTACTACTGTTGTAAGAAATAAACCAAGCACAAAATAAAATACAATTAAAAATAAAATTTTTTTCATAACTTTCATAAGTAATTTTTTGTTTTTTCCCAATTATCAAAAAAAGATTTATACTTCCCTTTAAGTTTTTTCTTCCAATAATTATCTATGTTTTGATTATATTTTGCTTCGTCTTTATAATTAAAAGTTCCATTTTTAAAAATGTTTTTAGATTGCTTTACTCTATTCCAATTAATTTTTTGACTCATTTTTTTAATTTTTTAACAGGAGTTAGTTTACCTTTAATTTTAGACTCTTGTTGAATAGTATCTGACGCTCTTATTATATCTTTTTTAATTAGATTAAGTCTAGCGATTGCAGCCTTCATTAAGCCACTCTCTAGATAATCTCTTACATCATCTAAATCTTCAACAATTTTATTCGTAAATATTTTATTATATAACATGTACATTACTCTTTTTTAGTATCAGTTGGTAAGAAGAATTCTTTTAACTTATCAAGTGTACTAAACAAGTTTGGGTTTTCTTCTCTTGTTTGTTTCCAACTATCAGCTTGGTATGTCTTTATTTCTTCCCAATAATTTGATAAACCTGTTCCTAGTTTTTCAGGTGCTGTGGTTATAAAATTACCAATACCAATTAATTCATTTTTAATTGATAAACTTGTATCTTCATACCAAGAAGTGATTTCATCTTTAATTGTTTTTTCATTCGAAATTGCTGGTTTAGGTGCAAATACTAATAAGAGAATTAATACAATAACAAAAATTGTTGCTCCCATTAAGTCTTGCTTTCTATGTAAATCATACATATACTTTCTTAATGGTTCTTGTTCATTAGAAGATAAATGCGTTTTACGTTTATACCTATATTTTTTATTTACCATTTTGCCTTTCCTCTGTTAGTTTTTTAGTTTGATATAACAACTCAGCCATTACGCTTTTAGCTATTTGTTGCATTGAGTCT